ACTAAGATCATCAAACTAAAGATGAAATACGATAAACTAGCCCGTCGTGAACCAAGTTCCGGGCAACAAGTTCTAGACCGCATGATTTGGGAACGGTTAAGAAATATACTCATACGAAGATATGGTCGATATGAATAAAATACTTTGTGAAGACCCACATCAAGTGGTCGAATGTCTACGTTGTGACGGTCGTTTTTTACGGTCAGATCACGAGGACAAAGTTTGTGTTTTTTGTGATAATGATGATTTACAAGATACTATATTTCTCATGCCAGAAGAATTTGATCAATGTACCTGTGACCAATGCACGGGAATAAGGGAGAATTTCAAGTGAGACATTTTGTCCATTGTCCGAGGTCCAAAAACATGATATCAAAGGACTATGAATCGAGCAGACATAACCGATCTCTATGGCGACGACGAGCCGAACATCTTATTTGCAGAGGGCTTCGACGAGGCAATAGCGGGAGTAGTATGGGACGGAGAAAGAACAAGAGTAGTTTACGACACGGAACTAATTTTAGAATTACTTATGGGACGTAGTGAGATGTCCTATGAGGAAGCAGTCGAGTATTTCGACTTTAACATTGCCGGTTCTTATATGGGGGAATATACTCCTCTGTATTTAGAAACATAGAAAGGAATAACATGGAAGACAACTTACCAGATAACAGAGTAGATATATTCTACATAGCAGACAGACTAGTAGGAATACTAGAGGTGGACAACAAACACTTACGAGCAGAACTAGAAGAGTTCAAGCAAGAAATATTTCACAACATCGGCGCTAACGCTGTGTTCGAAAGAAACAACTAGGAGAAAGATATGAGCATGAAGTTTAAAGATTGGGTAATTACAATGCAAGAAGATGCAGAAGGCATGAACTATGTTGAGTTTCTTGATAAGTACGGAAAATTAAACATAGATATATGGCGTGACTACCACGATCCAAACTATGAAAATACTAACGTTGACGAATATATGTCAGAAGGCATGGATTGCTAATGAGCAAAGATAAATTGTGTGACACCTGTAAAAAGGAGAAAGCCGTGATCATTGAGCATGATATGTTTTACTCTTGCGCTAAGTGTATGTGGAATGAACACTACAAAAAGCAAAAGAAACTAGCAAAGCCATTTGAACAAGCACGAAAGTGGATTGAAGCACAATGAACAAACCCTTGGTCCTTGTTACGTGGCTCGATGCCAAAGACGGGCAAACCGGGTGGCATTCTATTGAGGACATACAAAAAGAACGCTTAGCCATGTGTCACTCTACGGGGTGGCTGATGTTCAAAGATGAAACAAAAATAATTATCATGGCAGACTATTCAGAATTTGACGGCGACAAAGAAGGCGGACGTCACATCACCATACCTTCCGGGTGGGTGCAAACCATAACATATCTCAAAGGAGATTATAAGGAGAAACAAAATGAACATGGATAGATTACTAGCATCCGTAAAAAAACACGAAGGCTACAGAAACAAAGTATACCTAGATACCCTAGGAAAGAGAACGGTGGGCGTAGGACACCTGTGTGTTGAAGAGTTTTGGGAGGATGATAAGGAGTATGAAGAGAAATTCCTTATGGATATCCTTGAAGCTGATCTAAAGAACGCCATAAACGGCGCTGAGAGGCTTTGTAGCAACTGCCCCGATATAGATGACCTAGCAAAAGAAATCATCGTAGAGATGGTATTTCAACTAGGAGAAACAGGGGTCAGTAAATTTAAGAACATGTGGAAAGCATTAGAACAAGATCCCCCGGAATATACTACCGCGGCGATGGAAATGCTAGACTCACGTTGGGCAAAACAAACACCCAACAGAGCAGAAGCAATGAGTGCGGAGATGGCGGGCATTGGCTAAGTACGTCTGGCAGTGGTATTGGGACTACGACTACCTTGGCAATAAGTACAAGGCGATATACTACGGCCCAAGACTCGATTGGATGAAACTATTTACGAAACGCAAGAAGAAAAAGAAATGAAAATTCTCATACTTACAGGATTAGTTGCAATAATTATTATACTGTTGTTTATCGCGGTGATGATTTATGCAATTGGTGAAAAAATATCTGAAAAATAACTTGATCCCATATAAGCTTTCGGTGTATAGCTAGAAGCTTACCCCCAAAACAAAGGAGATTATATGACGGTGGAAGAATTAAAGGATGTTATTGTGTATTTACAAGGCAGAGTAGAAGAATTAGAATCAAAAAAATTATGTGAATGCGCGGAAGAACCTGTAAAACCTACCGTTCAATATGTTACGAACTACGACGAGGACGAGGACTGTATTGCATGTTCGGCATAACTCTATCTTGGCTCCATTGTTGTACTCGACCGCGCCAATAATCTTTTTCTTTACGGTCTAGCTGTTCCCAACGGTTTTTTTTAAAGCTTTCTTTATCAAATCGGTAGCGTAAGTTCTTTGCTTGTTTATCGTATTTTGTTTCCTCAGACATTGACACCTTTCATTGGGTTTTCCATGGTAAAGTGTACGTTAAATGCCATGGAGCGTCTTTCTCCATCACTTCTAAAAGGATAGACTTGATGTACTAGCCAACTAGGAAAGAGATAAAAATCTCCTACCTCTGGCTTTACTAGAAAGCTATGTCTAGCAAAATGATTGGGGATTGACCCAATAAACTCAAGACAGCCGGCAGTAGGATGATGATCTTCTTTTTTGTATTCTTCTTCAAACTCAGGAGGAATTTTTAGAAAACAAACACCCGATAAATTAGAATCATGAATATGCATCGGGTTAAAATCACCGGCCCACTGACTAACTGTCCACACACGGAACGCGATTTTTGTACCCGCGGGAAGAAATTCGGGTAGAACACGCTTCGTATACTCCTCGGATAGTGTCGCGAGGAATTCTGGTAAACCTTTGATAGCCATATGGTCTATACTAATCTCTTTTTTGACGTTCCCGGCAAGATTGTGGCTCCAATCTCTCTCTTTACTCTTCTCCTCATCGTTCAATACATCATCAGATTGTTTGTTTAATGCATCGACATACACTTGAGGTAGCTTTGTTTTGAGTATACTTGCTCCAAAAGGTTGGTATATATCAAATGATACTTGTTCTTCAGCCATCAAAATTCTCCGGGTTTTTAAATTCTCTTTCGTGTTGCTCCCACAGACGACGACCTTCGCCGTAAGAATATAACCATTCGTTCACAGTAAATTCTTTTGTTGTCCCGTCTGTGTAGGACACAATCACTTTATCTTGTACTCTTCTTACTGCACTAACTATTCGTTGCTTTTTCATTGGCTTTCGCGATCTGTTCTGCAAAGTAAACTGCTTTTATATCTTTGATAGCATCTCTAGTATGTACTTTCTCTAATATAATATTCTTTAACTCTTCAATATGATCTGCGTGGTCATGATCTTTGCTTGTAATATATGCCGGTGCGTTCGTTAAAAGCACTTCTTTAGCTTCAAGTTCGGATAACTCTCCGCTAAGTTTATTTAAAACGGCTGTATATAGCGCTGCTTTAATTCTTCTATCATTACTGTCTGACATGCTTGTCTCCATTTTTAGATTGCTGTTCTTCTTTATCAACTAAGTAACGTATAAAGGAAGCCATGGACATATAATTTTGTTCTGCTATGGGCTTGGCTCGTTTATAAGTATCTATGCTGATCGCGACAGATTTATACTTTTTAATGTCGGTCATTACTTTCTCCTATATGTGGTATGTTTATTCATACAAGCCCATACATATGGGATTTTGGCAGATTGTCAAGTAGCTTTGTTATTATTATAGTATTCCCAAATTTGTTTTGATTTAAATATTTCCGGGTACTTTTGAAACAAGCCTAGAGTAATAGCAAGTAGCTTTTTTCTATAATCCGGGTCAATTGCGTAGTTTTCTAAGGTCTCAATAATTTGAAATACATCTACATTATCGGTGATGTACTGCTGTAAGCGTAAGTCTCTGTATTCAACAAATGCACTAGATGCATTGAGTAAAGCAATGTAATCAGCAACACTCTCACATCTGTTTTCATACTTTTTTAGTAGTACATTACTGTTTCTTGACTTCATATGAGGCTCTGTGTCGTCTGTTTCGATGATTCCGTAGTAGTTATTACCCTCTACTGCAAAACGAGAACGTCCCCAATCAGACTCGAGTATGGCTTGTGCTACACTAATCGCTACTACTACCCTGTACCGTGGTTCGATAACCGCGTTATTAAGTACAGTACACTCGGCTATACCTTGCACAAACTGATCTTGCGGATTACCATCATAGTTAAATGTAAAACCATTCAGTAATGGATTACATAATATAAATAATGTTGCGCATAACTCCTTAAACATCTTTTTTCTTTTTTAAATCTCTTTGTTTTTGTTCTTCAATTCGGTGACAAATTGCACAAAGAACTTCACATAGTTTAATTTCATCTTCAATCTTTTTAAATTGTTTCCAACTTGTTTTCCAAATACTAGATATGTTGTACTTTTTTAATAATTTATTTAAATGATGAAAGTCTAAGCCTATTGGATTTTCATTATATCCACAATGAGCACAACCTTTTTCTACTTTAATATTATTTATGTGTTCAGATATTAGATCATATTTTATTTTTTTACCATCTCTTTTTCTTTGCATCTCTTTAGCATGTTGCTCCGGACTTCTCCAAATTTCCTTATAATACCCCGATTTTCTAATTACAGACTTTACGTAGGCATCAAACATAAACCCATCTGCTCTGACATTTCCACATTTAAACGGTAATCCCGTCTCTGGATTAATACGTTTCATTTCTTTTTAATCTCCCCCCATGATGGTCCTATCTCTGCATCAACTTTGAGAGGAACTTTTAACTCAACGGTATTCTCCATCACTTCTTTGATCCGTGT